CGTCGTGCCATCGGATTTGAACAACGCGGGACTGATGCCTGCGCCGCCTGCGTCAACGACATGGCGACCGTCACGCGGAAATCCCGCCCCCGAGTCAGCCATGAAGTGCCCGCCTTGCTGCATGCGCTCGCGCATCGCGATCTTCAACTCACGAATTCGATCATCCCCCAGCTTGCGGCTCGTGTTTCCGGCAGGCGTGGTCTCAAATCCCCCCGCGCCGGTAGACCATTCAACGGTTGCCATCGCGCCTCTCCTTGTCCAGTCGATCGAGCGTCGCTTCCATTCGATTCAACTGTTCCTTGATCCCCAAGTACTGCGTCTCCACGACCGCGAGCCGCTGGTTCTGATCGTTGTTCGTATCCACGGCGCGATCGACTCGATCGTCCACCGCTTGCACGCTAGCTTGCGTGTACCCGAATGCACCGGCGCCCCCGGCGATCACGACCGCCGCCAAGATCCCCACAACCCACCAGAGGATTCGATTCTCAATCCTACCGCCCGTTGTATCGCTCATATCGTCACCCCTGTTTGAATCCCTACTGGCGCAAAGGGCTCGTCGCGATCGACGAGATCCGCCGCCAGGCGATCTGTGAGTTGACTGATGATCGCGCGTTGGGAAACTCGTGCATTCCGTGCGCGTTCAGTCTCGTTAAGGTACTCGAAGCCGTATGCCGTGGCGCCGAAGATAATCGCCTCTTCCCAAGAGACAGGAAGCACGTGCACCGTGGCGCCAGTCGTCAATTCGGCCAGCGTCTTACGATACGTCAGCCTGATTGTCTCAATCGCCGTCGGTACGCGCCAGACGCGAAACGTTGTCCGCCCGAGCAGCGAGTAGACATGCGGCGAGCCGGTGATCGTCTGCGATAGGCGATCGTAGCCTTGTGCCGAGATCTGCCGAAGCCTCTGCCCCGTCGCCATGTTCCTCACAGAGATGATCGAGAACAAGTCCGTCGGCGCGGTGTAGCTCGTCGTCGCCACGACCATCGCGATGTTCGCCGTCGTATGCGACTCGGGGAACTCGATCGTGTCTTGCAACTTCATGTAGCTTCGATTGACCCACGCACCGGCGAGCGTGGCTAGGTCCGTACGCCCGCCAAGCGTGGACGTGACATCAAGCGCCATGGTATCTCGATCAGAAGCCATCGTTCAGTACCTCCAGATCGATCTCCAAGTCGATCTCCGCCAAATCGCTAAGCGGATCGTCTTGAGTGAGGATCTTGTCGAAGCACGGTAAGAACGTACACACTGACTTGCCCTGCTGCTTGCGGAGGTATTTGACGGGATAGTCGCGGCCACATTGATCGCATGTGAACCACTTCGATCCCGTCATCCCCACTGACCGCATGCTGCCTCCTAGTCGAGCGCAGGTGAAGTATTGACGTGCCCGCGTACGTGCACGAGTATCGAGGAGCCGATTTGCGCGTACCCCGCAGTGCCGCCCGTCGTAACTCGAAGCTCCAGCACATCGCCCTTCGAGATGGTCGGATTCGAGATTTGCGACGTAAGATGCGTCGCACTCACTGTCAAAGTATTCACGCCAGAGAGGTTGAACACCGTCAACGCCTTTGTCACATTGAACACGGTGTAGCTATTCCCCGCAGCAGAGGCTCGATACGCCGTCGTCCCAGTCACCATCGAGCAATCGAAGGGCGCGATGATGCGAGAGATCGGCAGGCCAGTTTGACTAATCGCCGCCGTTCCCACGGGGAATTGCAGCCAAGCGAAGCCGCCTCGACATGGCCCACTGAAGCTCTGTCGCCCCACGCTCGTCGGAGTGCCTTGACGAAAGATCGCCTCCGGCTCTAGTGTCGTCGCGTTGATATTCATCGTATCCCGAAGCGGGATCGCGTTAAAGTGCCCAGTCGTATGCCCGGTGAGAATCGCCGCAGCGGCCGTGATTCCCGTGCCGCCTGTGGTGCCACGAAGCTCGATCACATCCCCCTTCGCGATGCTGCGATTCGTCAAATTCGTCGCCGCCACGACCGCCGCTCCGGGTGTCGCACTCACCATCGCCGTCGAGCCCGTGATCGCCACGTTCTGCGTGACATTGAACAACAGCACTGAATTCCCCGCAGCCGAGGCGCCTGTCGAGAAACACACCTCGTGCAACTTCACCGCGATCGGCATGGTGATTCGCCGAATCGGCTGCCCTGTTTGCCCACTCGCCAAGTCGGCGTCGCCGATCGGCACCGTGATGTAGAACCCCTTCACCGCGCCAGGAAAGTCCGTGGTGAAGCGATCGACCGGCAATGGAGTAACTACTCCAGCATCTGTGAACTCCTTCGCCGTGTAGATGATCGCTAGCGCAGGGCGATTGATCGTCTGACTCACGTCCGTCGAGTCAATAAACAACGAGCTCTGTAGCGGCCCCTGTGCCGCCGCGCGATTATCCACCGCGAGCGCAACCGCGCCGCCTGCACCACTCACTCGCCAGCTCCCCTCGACCACGCCACTCGGCATGGCCGTCGCTCCGGTGATCGACACTGGACTCGTCATCTCCGACGTCGTGTTATTCCTCACCGCAAGCGTCTGCGTGCCCGTCGCTCCGCCCGCCGCCACGAGACTCCACATGAAGCCTTGCTTCAGCGCCGCGCCAGCACGCAGCATCGCCAAACTCCTCGTACTCCCGCTCGGGTCAAACTCCGGCACGGTCCCGCCGACTCGCCCACTGATCAACTCGCTCTGCGAATCCGCGACAATGAAGTTCCCCGCGCTCAGTGTATTCGTGTAATCTGACCCATCAGCCGGATTCGCCGTCACCTGCGGAACAGGATAAATCGTATACGCCCGAGCCACCGCCGAATTGAAATTACTCCGCCCCATGTGATCCTCCTTCGTGACAAGGGGCCGTCGCCCCCAAGCTCACCAGAGTGAAGAGGGGCCGGGCCAAGGCCCACCCGACCCCCCTCGGTTTGACTTAGATCCCCTGCGAACCCCACACGCCGCGCCAGTCGCCGTAGCCGACTCCGTTGCGCATGTAGCCCTTCATCTTTCCATCACCCGTGTCGAAGTCATCGGCCGCGTCGGTCGTGAACTTCTCGCGATGGAAGAACTGAAGATCGTGGTCCGACTTGTCCGCAAGCAGGAACCACGCATCCGTGTCGGTCATGTAGTGACTGACAACGAGCGTCAAACCCTCGTTCGCGAGAGTGTTGATCTCGTTATCCGACGTATACGGCTTGAACTGCGACCCGAGCACCTCTCGCGCCTGCGTCCAAGTCTCGGGCGGAATGACGAGGTACTTCGCTCGATACGAGATCGGGAAGCCCGAGTCATCCACCATGCGCTCGAAGTCAATGAGCGCATCTTGAAGCGCCGTGACACCGAAGTCCACGAACGCCGTGGGGCGATTTCTCGCCGTGCCACCGCGCAGCAACGGGTGGTCGCTAGCGCACAGCGCCTTGCCGTCGAATCCGCCATTCGCCACCGAGAATGCGTTGTTCAGCAACCCCGCGCCGATGACCTCGACCTGGTTGCGGAAACTCCGCCCCATGGCCTTCGCCATCCTGCGCATCGGTCCGTACAACTCATCCACCATGGCTTCGTGCGTGACACGAAAGCCCTTGCCGTACGGCGTCCAGGAATACCGAACCGTGGACCCAGGAACCGGATCATCGTACACGATGCTCGTTCCCTCGGCCTTGGTCGGCACAGTCCCGAACCCGCCCATTTTGTAGTCATCAAGATACTGCCTCTTGTCCACACTGGAGACGTTCAAGAATTTGTCGTATTCGGTGGGCATTTCTGCATACCCGTCGAACACGATCTTCCGAAGTCCCGGAGCGTAAAGAGGCGTGAAAAGAGCAGAATTAGTAGCCATTCAGTCCCCCCTTACGCCGCACGCGTTGCGTTGCCGAGAAATTGCGAACCCTTGTTCGAGGCGAGCGCGTCGTTATGCGCGCCCGTCATGAGCAGCCTAGTCGAGTCAGTCGGATCGACTCGAATGGCGCGAAGCAGCGAGATCACTGTAGTGTCTGCCGCCACCCCATGTACCGTGCTGACGATGGCAAAGTCAAACCCCTGCCCCGCCTCGGCCTGCACGAACGTCCCGGAGACGATCTTCACGCTGAAGATCGTATTCGAGTCGAACGGCCACACGGAGATGAGAGTCCCCGCTGCTTTCGACGTCGAACCCCCAGGTGTCGTCGTCGCGTCGTCCGCCGCAATCCCAAAAGCCTCAGCCGCCGTGATGGCGACCGAGAGCGTGTTCGCACTGTCCAGCCTAACAAACTCTCCAAGCTGGAAAGTCGAACTAGCCTTCATCGGGATCTGCAACACAAGCGGCGGTCCGCCGCTGATGGTGCCGACCACTTTGCAATCAAGTCTAGCCATTCCTTTCCTCCTTACCCAGCCGCGTCCCCGCCTGCGGCCTGCGAGGCAGCGGCGAGAATGGAAACAAGCACACGATTCTGCGTCACGTTTGCGACGGCGTTGGTCTGATCAGAGTCATCAAACCCACGAGTCACGAACGCAGCGGCCTTCGCCGCGTCTACTGTGTAAACTGATCCGGTGACATTCACCCCTACCTTGTCTCCAATCGCGATGTTCGTAGAGGGCGCGCCGCCAAAGTACTGCGCCGAGAAGATAACATCCGGCGTCGCCTCTTCGACGAGAATCGTCCGTCCCACGTTCGTAGCCCGCCCGTCCGTCGGAACCGCCGCGTCGCACGCAATGCCGAGAATCAGCACTCCGGCATCAGGCGCATTGATGATCTCGTTCGCCGTTCCCGACAGCTTCACCAAATCTCCCGCCTTGAACGTCGAGCCAGCGCCGACCTTGTACGCGCCCATGCGAGGCGACGCGCCCGTGATCGTCTGCGCCACCCTAAAGACTCTCGGAGCACCAAAAGCAGCCATCGTGTCTCCTCCTTCTACTTACTTCGCAGCGGTGTGAGGTCAGTGAAAACTTCCATCCCCTGCTTCGCGCCCTCAGCCTCTAGTCGCTGAATATGCGCCGTTTCGGCGATCTTCTTCCGATCCGCAAGCTGCTTCTCCTGCGTCTTCGCCATCTCCTCCGGCATGCTCGCAAGCACCGAGTCGCCATTCGTGATCGACGCCCCCTGCACCGGGAGCCAGCCAGCTTGAATCCGCCGCTCGATGCGCCTCGGATCGCGATTGATCCACCGATAGCGATGATCCAGCCGTCGCTCAATCCCCTTGCGCTGAAGCCGATCTTCGAACTTCGTCGGATCCTGCTTCAAGAAGTCATTGTCCACGCCCACGCTAATCCCGCTCGGCTCGTCCGTCGCCTTCGCCGCACGATCTGCCTCGACCCTCTCCAGCAACGCCTTCGCCTGAGCCTGAATGAACTTGTTATTCCCGTCCTCCGCACTAGCCGTCGCAGCCTTCGCCGCCTCCAGCGCCACGATGGACTTCGCAATTTCCTCTTGATTCTTCGCTACCTTCGGCTTACCGCGTGGCATGTGTTCCCCCTACTCCCTTCGCCTTCGTAGCGAGGTAATCATCAATCGTCACCGTTCCGGCGCCACTCAGCGCCGCGTGCTCCGTCGCCGAAATGCCAAAGTTCGTCGCAATCCGCGTCTGCTCCTCGGTCAGCTTAGGCCCTTCGTCCCTTGCCCCAACGCCCACGCGTCCGCCACTCTCTAGCCCCGCCTGTTCCCTCACCCTAGCTTCCCGCTCCTTCGCCACCGTCGCCATGCCCTTCACGCGATAGTACGCCTCCTCGTACGCTCCAGGCTGCGCCAGCACCTCGGCCGGGTAATTCCTCGTAAACTCCTCGATGGCCTTCGCATGCTCGGCGTAATCGGGAAACTGCGCCGCAACACGAGCCTTCGCCGTGTCCAGCATCCCCCCTACCACCATGCTCTTATCCCTCGTGTAATTCTCCATGAACGGCTTGATCGTAGCATCCACTTGCTGCTTGACCTTAAACGCCATCCATCCCTCTGGATCGGCCTCTCGATCCGGCTCGGTAGCGGCGGGAACGGGGGGCTGCGCAGCGGCCGGTCGCCTTTGCTCTAGCGCGGCCATCGCAATCTCTTGCGCCAACTGCTCTGCCCTCTCCTTGCCCTTCGAGATCTCAGCGGCCCGAGCGCGCTCCGCCTCGACCATTTTCCAAATCTCCGTGACCGACTTCCCCTTAACCTCGTCCGGCATTGCCGCAGCCGCAGCGTCCGCTGCCGCCTTCTCGGGGTCGATCTCAAATTCTCCCTGCGTCGTCATCTAATTCTCCTCTCTTGCAAATCCTACACGAAAGTGTAGCGAATGTCAAAACCCATCGTCCACCGGCTCGTCCGGCTCAGGTGCTCTAGCCAACTCCCCCGCCACCACCTGCGCCAGGTCCAAGAACTCCTGCGCCCGGAGCCACCGGCCCCGCGCCTCCAGCGCCCGGGGGAGGCCCGCCTGGGCCAACAGGTCCTCCCTGTCCCGGTCCTGCCATTCCCGCACCAGCGCCAGGAGCGCCTGCCATGCCGGGTGCTCCACCAACTCCTTGAGGTCCTGGAACTCTACTTGCGGCATACAACTCCTCTAGCTGCGGCAAGAACGCCGCGTTGTCCTTGAGATCAAAGCCCTCTAGCACCCTCACCATGATCCTCTCGCTCGCCTCGCCCATCCCATACGCCAGTTTCTTCAGCCCAGGCGGGATTTGCGGATTCGAGATCATCATGCCTAGCTGGAACAGTTTCTCGAAGTACTGCGTCATGATCGCGAAGCCTTGCAGCGCGTTCTGCTTCGCCACTTCTTTGTTCGAGTTCGCCGCACTCGCCGTCGTCGTCACGATCAAGTGCTCCCGCAAATCCACCGTCGTCGGCAGAATGAGCGCCTTCTCGACTAGCTGCCCCTCCTCACCCATCACCGCGTAGATCCGCCCGGTTGGCTTGAACTGCTGAATAAGCTCCAAGGCTTGCATCCCAATCTCGCCAACAGCACGTCGGATGTCTTTGGCATAGAGATCAAACCGTCTACTCGATTCCTGGAGAAGTGCAAGAGTCGTGGTGGCGGTCCCGTGTTTCCCCCCCCCCACGCCAGACTCTCTTCCCAAGTTATAGTCACTAACTCCGGTCCGGCGCTCCGCATAATCGCGAAACAGCACTCCCACCTCAAAGATAGACGGGTAAACCTCCCCGCCCTGCATTGGTTCGACATCGAGTGGATCATCAAACAGCACCTTCTTCGACGGATAGATGTCATCCATGTACTTCGCGCTAGTGCTCCCCTTGCGTACCTTCCACACGCGCGTGTTCGCGATCGTCGCGTTGTCCACCGCCTGATTGAAGCTAGTATTCGCCCCCGCTTGCAACGTCTCTAGCATCTCCGGCACGCCGATCCCGTAGAACCGGTTCTCCCGCCGAATATAGCGCACCGCCGTATACGGAATCCTCTTGTAAATGAACGGCTGAATCCTCAGCAACCGTCCCGCCTGTCGATGAAACGACACAAACAAACTCTCCTCCAGCCCGTCCCCGTCTACGTCGAACTTCACCCACAGGTCGTAGATCTGATGATCCTCACCGTGAAGCTGCGTAATATCCGCCCACTCGCCTTCAAGCTGCGCTTGCGAGTCCTTCACCTGATCGTCCGTCATGCTCCCCGTGCTCGTCTTGCTCTCATCGGTGGGGCGCGTCTTGAACCACCCATTCCTCGCCCTCTCCAGCATCTGCCCCGTGCGCAAGAAGTACCGATGTCCAACGATCGGCGAGCCAAAGATCCCATCAATCTCCGCATAACCTCTCTTGATAATGAAGTCTTCGAGCGGAATAAGCTGCGGCTTGATGCCATCAAACACCACCGTCTCGCCTTTCCTCTGATAATTCCCCGTCTCGCCATCGAACACAAAGTCCGGTCGCGTGATCGTCACATACGGTTGATACACGATAGCCGTGCCGAGCTTGATCGACTCCAGCGTCGCCTGCTCGATCACATCATAACTATCCATCTGCCCCGTCGCGCCGCTCTCGAACGCCAAATAATCCGTGCACGAATCTGCCAGATCCGTCCACGTAACCGGTTGCCCCGTCTTCGCATTAACCCCCAGCGCCGTGCCCGTCGTCACCGGCGTCACATCCCACACTCGATCAAACCCAAACAACCGATTCATCATATTCGCATGAATCGCGTCCACGTTGATCGCCGTGATCGGCACGTGCACATTACTCGCGCCCTTCCACGGAAAGTTCTTCGGACTCGTCTTCCCCTCATACTGCTCTCGCCATCTTCGCCAATTCGTCTCTCTCCCCGCTCGCCCGTCTTCGATATCCGTAATCTCCTTCGTCAGCCACCCGACGAGCCTCTCCTCCTGTGCCGCCGTCAGCTTGATATGCCTAATCGCCATGCCATCTCCTTCGAAGTGAGCAGGAAAAAGAAGGGGGGTGAGGTCTCCCCCACCCCCCGAGGCCACCTACGCCGTAGGCGGAGGCGGAGCCGGATTCTCCAAGTCAAGCGCATTCAGCTTGTTCCCAAGATCCGTAACACTCGCCAGAATCTCCGCCGTCTCGGCCGCAGTCATCCCACCCTCGGTGGGCAACTGCGCCTTGATATCCGCGATATCCTGACGAATGTCATCCAAACTCACCTGCGCCGCAGCCAGAATCGTCCGAAATTGATCAACTGCACCCATGAATACCTCCTTCAACGCTCGCACTTCGGCAAGCAAAAGTACAAGCAACGCGACAGTGCGCTGCTCGTCAACCGGCCCGGGACGCTTTTCTCGCCCCCACATCACTTTTTCCTCTTTCCCTGCATCGTCTTCCCCTGGCGCTTTTCTATGTTCGTCAACGTGCCGTAGACTGCATGCCCCAGGGCCTTTCCCTTCAACCCCCTCTTCTTATACTCCTTCATCAACTTTTGCTCCAGCTCCTTCGGCATGACCTAGTACCCGCTGGGCTTACCCTTCGGCTTGCCCTTCGCTGTTCGTTTGGTGTACGGCTTTCCCCCTTTTGGCATGTCTCACCCTCCTATCCCCGGCAATGCGCCCGCCCAGCTTCGGCTTCCGCACCGCCTTCTTATAGTGCCCCCTGGCACGTTTCAATTCAACACCCCTCCGATCGGCTCCTGCTCGATCTCCATCGGCTCCCCTGCCGCGAATCCGATCAACACCGCGTCCTTCTCCTCGCTCCACTGGCTAAAGACAACCTGGTCGAAGCCCGACGGAAGATTCCCCGCCACAGCGTCCATGATCGCCTGCTTCGGTAAGTGTAGCACAAAAAGCTGACTCATCGTATCCCCTTCGGGCGCGCAGGCGCCGGATCATACCCCTTCTCCCCATCTCTCATCGGCTTCACCCCGTCGGGAAAGTTCCCAATCGCCCTTCCCTTCGGCGTCTTTCCCACCGGCGGCGGCATCGGCGTCGGCTTCGTCGTCCCCCTCGTCACCTTGCTCATCATCCCCCCTAGTATCCCGTGATCGGATCCCTCAGCGCCAGTCTCTCCTGCTCTCGCTCTGTGCGCTCCTCGATCTGCTCCATCGTCTCCCCTCGTCTCCACAATAGCGCGGAATAGGCGAAGGCGTCAAGGATATCCTTCGTCTTCCCAATCGGGAACTGAATGTACTCCTCGATGAAGTCCGTCTGCACGGACTGAATATACACTCTCCCCTCGGCGAACGCACTCCCAATGAGCGCCCTAATCCTCGCATCCTTGTCCTTCCCCCTGAGCGGCTTGACCCCGCGAAACATCGCCTCCGAGAACCCGTACCGTGGCGCCCGCCGCCGCACCAAGTCTACGAGCACCTTGCTGAACACGACTTGCTCGATCGCAAATCCCCCGTCCGGCTGCCACTTTTTCGCCAACCTGAACACATCGTCGATCATCGCCA